ATATTGAGAACCTATATAATCAGCACTTAAATGCGTTGCGTTCTCGCCGCAGAGGAATGTAATGGCTAAAGACCCAAAGCTCACCCGTGCTGGCGTGTCAGGCTATAATAAGCCAAAGCGCACGCCAAGCCACCCTACCAAGTCGCACGTTGTTGTGGCCAAGGTTGGCGATAAGACCAAGACAATTCGCTTTGGTCAGCAGGGTGTTAAGGGCGCTGGGAAAAGCCCTACGACTGCTAAGGATAAGGCGCGGCGAAAGTCATATTACGCAAGACACAACGCTCAGGATGCTAGCCCAGATAAAATGTCTGCGCGGTATTGGAGCCACAAGACTAAGTGGTAAATTAAATGGCAATAACAACATACGCAGAATTAAAATCGTCTATTGCAGACTTCTTGAACCGCGATGATTTAACGTCGGTCATTCCTACGTTTATTCAACTTGCTGAGTCTGACATGAATCGCCGTGTGCGTCATTGGCGTATGGAAAGTCGCGTTACGGTTTCTGCAAGTTCGCAGTACACTGAATTGCCAGCTTACTTTTTAGAGCCAATTCGCTTGCAGGTTACTGGCAGCGACTTCCGTGAGTTGGAATTAATTAGCCAAAGCGAAATGGCGGATCGCCGCCAAAGAAATGGTGATACCGCAGGTAAACCAGCATTCTATGCAATTACGGGCGGTACGATAGAGCTTTACCCAACCCCAGATGCATCTTACACCATCGAGGTATATTACTATTCGCGTATTGCAGATTTAAGCGACAGCGACACATCAAATTGGCTGCTAGAGTTTTTCCCAGATGCGTATTTGTACGCTTCACTTCAGCACACAGCTGCATATCTTGGAGAAGATCAACGCTTACCTGTTTGGGCATCATTCGCGACTTCTGCGATTGAAGCGATAAATATGGAAAGCGATAAGGCTAAATTTGGCGGGTCTGGCAAGCGCATGAAGATTAGAGCTTACTAGGCGCACACGTCGCGCGATAGACGAATGAGCGCATAGCTGCTATATTGCCAGTAACACAAGGATTTTAATATGGCGACGACAACGAATTATAGCTTCAATAAGCCCACCGTGGGCGGCTCTGAGGATACTTGGGGCGCAGACCTAAACACAAACTGGGATAGCGTTGATGCTATTTTAAGTGGCGGCACTGCGATCCAGCCAAACCTTACCGTTGGCTCATGGCAAGTCGGTGGTGTTGCCGTTACGTCAACTGCGGCTGAGTTGAACATCCTAGACGGTGTCACGGCAACCGCGGATGAGCTTAATATTCTGGATGGTGTTACAGCTACAGCGGCAGAGATAAATAAGCTGGACGGTCTGGCGGCAACTACGGTTGAGTTAAACCATGTCGTCGGTGCGACATCTGAAATTCAAGGGCAGTTAAATGACAAGGCCAACCTATCTGGTGCAAGTTTCACAGGTGCGGTTAATGTGGATGCTGCACTGACTGCGAACAGTTTTGCGTTGGACAACGGCGCGAGTGATTGGACGTTTGAGGTCTCAGAAAACAACCTGATTATCAAATATGCTGGCGTTTCAAAGATGAAGCTGGACACCAGCGGCAACTTAACAGTAACAGGTAACGTAACAGCCTACGGCACGGTGTAACATGACACTACCAGCATCTGGCCCCATATCACTGTCGCAGGTTCAGACTGAGTTTGGCGGGGAAAACCCAATCAGTATGTCTGAGTATTACCGCAATGGCCCATACATGACAGACAACAATTCGGGCGTTCCTACGGGCAACCAAATCGGCATGTCAGATTTGCGCGGTACATACAAGGCGTTCACGGTTGTATATGAAGTCATTGGCGGCGGTGGTGCTGGCGGCTTTGGCGTAGACGATGGTGGCGAGGGTTATAGAGGTACATATGCGCCATCGGGCAGTGATAGCGTGATAACCTTTCCTGACACGACTATTACATCATCGGGCGCACAAGGCGGTGAAAATTGTAAGGGGAACAGGGCTACTGCTGGCGAAAATGGTTTCGCCTCTTACTACGGCGATGGCGGTGCTGGCGGTTCATTAAACAACTACGGGGCTGACGCTGTTAATGCTGGTTCAGGCGGCGGTGGTGGCGGCGGCGACAGCGGGTCACTATTCGACAGCGGCGGATGTTCTGGCGGTGGCGGTCAAGCCGCAACGCGTCAGGCGGGAACATATTACTTAGCGGCTGGCGGTTCTATAAGCATCAATGTTGGCTCTGGTGGCATTGCCGCTGCGATAAATTACAAAGGTGGCGATGGCGCAGTAGGTTATGTCAAACTTGTTGTTGATGGAACAGAGTATACTTATGCTACCGCTGGTAGTTACGTTTTAACTCCTTAGCGTGAGGTTATTATGCCGCTTATCCCACTAGACATCCCAGCAGGATTTTACAGAAACGGCACAGACCTTGAGCAATCGGGTCGGTGGCGTGATGGTTCACTGGTTCGTTGGCGTGACGGGTCACTGCGTCCTATTGGTGGCTGGGATGACCGACTAACATCATTTAGCACAAACCCACTGCGCGGAATGCACACATGGGAGGCGCTTGACGGAACTGCGTGGGTTGCTGGCGGTTCGTCCAATGAATTAAAGGTCGCCACGGGTGCTGGTACAATTTACGACATTACGCCATCTGATCTAACGGCGGGTATTGTCGATGCCCAGATCAAGACGGGCTACGGCAACACCTACTACGGCACTGGCTTTTATGGTCAGTCGCGCCCAGATTATGGCAACTACTCAGAGGCAACAACGTGGTCGCTGGATAACTGGGGTGAATACCTCGTCGCATGTTCGCCAGATGATGGTCGTTTGCTTGAGTGGCAGCTAAACACAGCCGCAGACGCAGCAGCGATTGCAAACGCTCCGACAAGCAACAGCGGACTGATTGTAACTGAGGAGCGGTTCCTCTTTGCTCTTGGCGCTGGCGGCAATCCACGCAAGGTGCAATGGTCAGACCGCGAGGACAACACAACATGGTCGCCGCTATCGACAAACGAGGCGGGTGACATTGAACTGCAAACATCTGGCCAGATCATGCAGGGTATTCGCACCCGTGGTCAAACGCTAATCATCACGGACGTAGATGCTCACACAGCACGCTACCTTGGCCCACCCTATGTGTACGGATTTGAGCGCGTTGGTACGTCCTGTGGGGTCATTTCCCGCAGGTCAGCGTCAGACGTTGACGCTGGTGTGTTTTGGATGGGTCAACGTGGGTTCTTCCGCTTTGATGGCAACAGCGTATCCGAAATCCCGTGCGATGTTCACGATTATGTGTTTGGCGACATGAACCCAGCACAGACATCTAAAGTCTGGTCATTCTCAAATGGTCAATTCGGTGAAATCTGGTGGTTCTATCCATCAGCAGAAAGCATTGAGATAGACCGCTATGTGGCGCTTGACTACAAAGAAGGTCACTGGATTATTGGCGAACTGTCACGCACGGCTGGCGTTGAGCGCGGCGTGTTTAAGTATCCATTCATGGCATCAACGGACGTCACCATCTACGAACACGAAGTCGGGTTCAACGTAGACACATCGGCGATCTTTGCTGAAACTGGCCCAATTTCTTTGGGTGCTGGCGATCAGGTCATGCGCGTCACCGACCTGATCCCCGACGAAAAAACGCAGGGTGACGTTGAGGTGACGTTTAAGACACGTTTCCATCCCAATGACACCGAGCGAACATACGGCCCTTACTCACCGTCCAATCCCACAAGTGTTCGCTTTACAGGCCGTCAGGTGAGAATGCGCGTTGATGGCGTAAAACTTGGCGCATGGCGCGTGGGTAATATGCGAATTGATGCTAAAGCGGGCGGTCGCAGATGACGGCCCCCGTACTCCCACCCATTGGCCCAGACCTACGCCAGTGGGGTAGGCAGCTTAATGCGTACTTGCAGCGCAACTTGACCAAGTTATTTTTTAAGACGGGCGACGATAACCCATCTGAAAACGGTGTGATCTTGTGGGATGAAACGGGTGGCTATCCTGTTGTATCTAAGAATAACGAGTTTCGGCAAATTGTTCTTGCGGATGGCTACGCATTCTTTGGTCAGGATAGCGACATTACGGCTGCGGCAGTCAACACAGCGTATGCAATAACGTATGACGCGCCGCCAATGTCCAATGGTATATCTCAGGGTTCACCCGCAAGTCGCATTGTGTTTGAGGAAGGCGGCACTTACTTGCTGGCGTTTTCTGCGCAGCTTACGTCAACGTCATCAAGCACGGTGACATTTCGGTTTTGGCCGCGCATCAATGGCACTGATGTTGCGGGCAGCACAATCGTAGCAAACCTGCATCAAAACGATGCCACTTTTGTTGTGTCTCGCTCAGCGATATTCCAAGTAAATGCTGGCGACTATTTAGAGGTTATGTGGGCCACGACATCAACGTCGGGCTACTTGCAGGCGACGGCTGCAACGGGTTATGCTCCAGCAGCGCCAAGCACATCGCTGTCTGTAACGAGGATTAGGGCATGAGCGAGTTAGAGCGTTGCAAGCCTTGGATTGAAGCGGCGCTAAAGCGTTCAGGTGGAATTAACACTTGGGCAGAGGTATATGGAAAGATAATGTCTGGACATATGCAACTTTGGCCTGCCCCAAAGGGGTGTTTAGTAACTGAAATTGTGGTATACCCTAATACAAATGCCATAAACATCTTTCTCGCAGGCGGAGAATTGGATCAAATTTTACAAATGACTGAAAATGTGAAAGAATGGGCTAAATTGCAAGGCTGTTCGTTTGCTTCTTTCAGTGGAAGATTTGGATGGCAGAAACCTTTGGAGAAAGCTGGCTGGAAGGCCCACTCCGTAACAATGCACTTGGAGATTTAAGATGGGGTCATCCTCTAAACAGGAAACAAAAGTCCCAGCATACATTGAGGAAGCTGGTAAGGCTGCGCTTGAGCAAGCTGGCAAAATGCAAGCTATGGGTTACACCCCATATATGGGGGCAGATGTTGCTGCGATTAACCCATATGAGCAAGCTGCTTCACAGAATGTTGGGTCAATGGCGTCTGCGTTTGGCCTTATTGCTCCAGCCGCGCTTGACATGTCGGGCATGCCGACGGTAACTCAAGGTGGCGTTACTGGTTACAGTTCCTACCCCGCAATGAAATCTGCGCTTGAGCGACTGCGTGAAACTCGCCCAGATCAATATGAGTATTTCTCAAACCTAACTCAGTTTGACCCGATTACTGGCGCGCTAAATGATGGCTTTGCTCCTATTTCTCAGCAGCAAGTTCCAGCAGTTCCAATGCCTCAATCCTCTGGCGGGAGTGGCGGCGGGTCTCACCCGATCTATAATTATCAGCGCCCATCATACACGTCAGTTGACGGCGGCACGACAATGAGCATTCGCCCACAGGCACGCCCAAGCAATCTTGGGTCATCTAGCGGTCAATCTGGCGGCCTATTCTCTGGTCTAAAGTCAGTGGGCAACAGCATACTTGACTCATTAGGAGTAGTGTAATGGGTACTTCACCAAATCAGCCAACGCAGAACGTATTTCAGGGCGCGGCTCAGGCAACCCAGCAAGCTGGTCAGACATACGGTAACTTGGCAAATTTCCAAGCGCCAACAGCAAGTGCAGCCAACATCGCTCAATCACCAACAATGGCGCAAACAAGTATGCAGCCATATATGAACCCGTACACACAAGGGGTAATTGATCGCACGCAGCAAGACATTATGCGTCAGCAGCAAATGTCTCAAAACCAGCTAGGCGCTCAAGCTACATCTGCTGGTGCCTTTGGCGGATCACGTCATGGCGTTGCCGAGGGTACTATGGCTGGCGAGTACGGTCGCATGGCTGGTGATATTGCTGCACAACAGCGTCAGCAGGCGTTCATGAATGCGCAACAGATGGCTCAGGGCGACATTGCCCGCCAGCAGCAGATAGCAATGCAGAATGCGCAAATGCAACAGCAAGCAAACCTTGCAAACCAACAAGCTGCCTTGGCGGGGGCTGGAGTTCAATCTACAGGCGCGGCAGGGCTTGGCGGCATTGGCCAGCAAGCGTTTGGAATGGGCCAAGCAACTCAGCAGGCTATCGCTGGTCAGGGTCAGCTTCAGCGCGGCATCCAGCAGGCTTTGCTCGACGCATCCAAGATGCAATACGGTCAAACCACAGGCGCACCTCTTGCTGGGCTTGGGGCATTGTCTCAAATCCTTGGCAGTACGCCTTACGGCACGACAACAACGCAAAGCCAACCTTTCAACCCAGCATCCTTGCTGATGCTACTGTAATGGTGTGACATGGCATTAACTTGGCAACAGCATCAGCAAAACATATTCGGCGGAGAGAGCGGCGGCGATTACGACGCTCTATACGGATACCAAAATAGACCAGACTCCGCATTCAGCAATGTTAAGGTGTCTCAGATGCCAGTTGGTGATGTTATAAATTTTACAGA